AAAGAAAGTAATGGTTGAACACACTGTCTTTGTCTTCTGCCCAACTGACCATTGTTTGTAAACTGCGTTCCAGTGCATCCTGTGTTGCTTCTCGGCGCTAGTGTTCAAACAAATATTCTTGATACAGTGCATCTTTGCACCAATGATCCAGTCTTTTGTTTTGCTTGATAACCCAGTCTATGAACTTGGTTGTATTAATAGCACGGATGTTGACACAGTGTCTACCAAACTTTACAAAAGCGTTGTAGTATGGTGATTCACAAAAGTGTTTGTAGTTTTTTAGTTTGGCACTGCCTTGTGTGAGTTCATAGAAGCGCAAATAAGCAGTCATACCCAACTTAACACCTGCTTCATTTTCCTGTTGCGCACGTCGTTTTGGCTCGCAAAGATGTGCCGCAAGTGTGCTTTCCTTGCGATATGCTTTGCCACAATATTGACATGTGTAGTCTTTAGTATCCATAGTATGATTTATTATAGCATCTTTGATTATGCTTGTAAAGTCATTCATGTGAGTATGGTTCTCAGCCAACGTTGTCGATAAGGTTCTATATAATCTTTAACACTGTTCCAGTCTGGCATGTCAAGAGTGTTGTAAAGATTGTGTATGCCTTTCATTGTTTGATGTGCGCTCATGAACCAATCACAGTCCCATGTGTACACACTGTCAACTAGTATGTCTGGTCGCGACCAAGCACCACCACGCTTTTGTATAAAGTCACCACAGTTGACAAAATTGATCACCTGAGCATTAGGAAACAAACTCTTGTAAGATTTTACAATTGCATCACCATGTGCAGTCTTACAAAAATAAACATCATGTTCACAAAGTTCTAACACATGTTGTGGAAGCAGTGGATCATTCCAGTCTTCACTTTCCCAATCAAAACCAAAAAGTTCTTCACAACCCATGCGTAGATCATTCCACACACCAGTTTCTACATCAAGTCTGCTGTGAAGTTCACTGTTGAAATCTGCATGACTTACACCCAACAAATCACGATGTTGCGCATGACAATGTGTACTCAGTGCCAAACAGTTGGCAACAAACTTGCCACCACTGTTGATTGGATAAGAGAATATCAGCAGCCTGTTGGTGTTATGTATTACCGGAAAGTTTTTCAATTTCTTTTATGTCTTTTTCTGTGTACTGTGTGGCAAGATAATCTAATTCGTCACGTTTGGCTGTGGGATGCAACTGTTCTATGTACTTGCGCACCTTGTTGCTGTTGCCTTTGTCTTTCTTTTTGTGTCCTATCCATTGATGAAACTGCTTGCCCATGCCTGGACTCACAGTGCATAGCAATTGCCACACCAATTTGGGATGTTTAGCCAGTTCAAAATACTGTGTGTTCACACGCTGATTTGTGGCTATCAAATAGTATGCAGCCAAGTTGTTGCTGCCTTTGACAATGCTCATGTATCTGGTGAGCAAGAATGGCGCCACAGTCTTTTGCTGTTCGGGTGTCAGTTTGTCATAGAAGCCATAGTCTTTGGCATCCAGTGCACCTAGTATAGCATTAAGCGGAATCTTGTCACTCAAAATGCACACCCCCTGTTGTGATATCATTTACAAAGTATAACTTAAACATGTTAGCATCGTCAATATTTTCAAACTCCAACATCAACCAATGCTGTAATGGCCCTTGGTTGCCTGCACTTCTCATTTCCATGTACCTGTGTACATAAGGTTGTAAACTTGGTCTTGCAGCAAAGTATGCATCCATGCGGTTGTGTGTTGCTTTGATACTTTCATAATCAACATCATTGGTGGGTGTGGTCCTAAACATAAATGTACGATATTCTTTTTGCACAATAGTTTTACCAGGCTTTGGTGATGTCGACAATTTCGTTCTGCCTGTTTATTTCTTTGGCTGCATACACGCAACGTGGTCCTTCACAGGTTTCCACAGGTATAGCCAATATTTGCCCTTGTTTTAGTTTTGGAAAATACCACTTGACATCACTGTATAAATCTACAATGCGTATGGGCAAGTAATCGTGCATCCTACTGCTGAGTGGATTAAAACTGAATGCTTTGAATCCTCTGTCATTGAGACTTGAAAGATTTAGCATTTCCAAGTCGCCTACTTCTTTTTCACCTATGAGTATTTTCCAATCTATTGGCAGTCTTATTAAATTGCCTGCTACATCTATCACAGCGGCTGGACTGTTAAAACTTTCTAAAAAGATCAGTGGAATAAAAAAGTAATCTGGATTGTTGCTGTCACTGTTGTCTAGCACTGCAAAACGCAAGTCATCTACTTCATCGGGCAGTTCATTCATTTCAAATGCTGTGTCTTCTAGTGTTAGAATTCGCATCAATACACTTCCCTAATTTCATCAGCAATGCCATATTTGATTGCTTCTTCTGCACTCAACCATACATCTTCTGCAGGCAGTAGTACTTCACGGATTTTCTTTTCTGTGAGTCCGGTACATTTTCTGTAGTGTGCAATCATGCGCTCACTGCTGAGTTCAAACTCACGCATTGTAGCAAACAGTTCATGTTCTTTACCACGTGATCCCCAACTGTATTGATGTGACAGTATACTGGTGTTTGGTGTAATAACTCTGTGACCTTTTTTGCCAGCCATAAATGTGAGTATGCCGCAACTTGCAATCAATCCCACACCCACAGTGTGAACAGGAATAGCACTGCCTTTCATGGTGTCTATGAGTGCAAATGCACTGTGTACACTGCCACCCGGTGAATTGATAATAAGTGTTAATTGTTTTTTGCGTTTGTTTTTTGGCTGTAGATTTTGATCTATGATCCAGTTTATTACTGTTGCAGTTGATTTATTGTTAAAACCATCATGAAAATAATACATGCCTGCATCATACATAGCCTCTCCGGGTTTTAGTTCTTTTTGTTCATCACTCATGTGTTCAGTTCCAATCTATTTTATCTACTTTAAATGGGTAGTTCGCTTCTTTGTAGAAAGCCTTACGTTTGGTAAGATGTCGCTTTGCAAATCTGCAGGTGCTTGTGATGTCCCAAATTTGGACGAAGTCTTTATCATGAGCCTTGCGAATTCCGCGGCCGATACTTTGGATGACCCTAACAAAGCTCTTGCCAGGCTCAAGAAGTACCAAATTGAATATCCTAGGGATGTTAATACCAACAGCGGCAACACCATAAGTAGCAATAATAACTTTATCACTAGATTCAGCAACTTCATCATACTGTTCTTTCCTGTCTGCTGCTTTGGTTGCACCACTTACAAACACACTATTGGGTATACGTTTTTGCAGCTCTTTGCCTGCATTTACTCTATCAACCAGTATCAGTGTGTTACCGCTTTGCACAATATTATCTATCATGCCTGCAATGTAGTCCAAACGTTTTTCATCATCTAGCAAATACTTTAATTCGCTTTGGTAATTCTGATGTTCTTTTAAGTCTATTAATTGTAGCACATTAACATTACAATTTGCAAGAACTCCTTTGTCTTGCAGTTCCTTTGCACTGATTTGATTCACAACAGGACCAATACTGCATGTGAGTGCTACACTTTCAAACTTCTCTTTGGGTATGGTGCCTGTCAGTCCCCAACGTATGGGTATGTGACTCATCACACCTGTAAGCAGTGTTTTAAGTGCATCTGCTTTGGCTTGGTGCACCTCATCAATTATGATGCACACAACATCTTCTATAAAGTCTTGTATTGTAACATCAGCAACCTGGTTCTTGGTGTTTTTCAACAGCACATTCAAACTTTGCCAAGTGCATATGGTGTGTGTACGACCAAACTCTTTGCGGTCGCCAAAGAACACACCCACATCCAGTCCCATGTTAACATAGTCTGCTTCTGTTTGTGTCACCAGACTTTTGTTTGGCACCACAATGATACTGCGTCCATACTTTTCAACACTGGCACTGAGTGCTGCAGTCATCAGTGTTTTGCCTGCACCTGTTGCCACTTCCTGTATGCACTGTTGATTGTCCAGAAACTTGTTTACAGTGTCCACTTGATAGTCACGCAACACAATGGGTTCACCTGCCACAGGATGTCCTTTTGGCCAAGTTTTGTGTGCAAATGTGTTGTCATCAACACTGTGCAATGGCATATCAATCACATAGTCACGCTGGTCGTTGAGACTGACATCATATCCTTGACTGTTTAATATGGGTAAAATGTCTGGCAGTAGGTTGATATAGGTGCTGCCTCCCATTTGAAAGTAAGCCATTTTGCCATCCCAACGACCTAATCGCACTGCTGGCATGTAACGTGCGCCAGGAATCTCATACTTGAACAAGTTACTCAACTTGCGTCTAGTGTCCAAGTCCAGACCTTCAATTTTTACGTTAACTTCATCTTTAACGTGTAATACACAAGGTTTCATATATTGCCTCTGCTATTCGTTGGTGTCCTAGTTCTAATGGATGCCCGCCCGGACCTTTGGGTGCATCATGCATGATCTCAACCATCTGTTGATCGGGCCATCCCACAAACATTGTGGTGTCTATCATGTCAATAAGATCATGTGCTTGATGATTTAATTGATGCATTAGTTCGAAATTATCAAATGTATTTACAAACCTATACTGTATGTTACACTGTTTTAAAAAACTTTGCAACAATATAACCTGTCGTATCCAATTGCGGAATTCATACACAGGCTCACTGTGCCAGTTGAGCCACCGTGATATTTTTTTCCTATCTACATCTGATGCTTGGTCTGGATGTAACCAATATGCATGCTCACTACAGCCTGACCATATGGTGAATGGACCATGCTGATCATTGAACTCTTGTCTGCCGCAACTGGTCCATGCCACCACAACCAGATCTGGTTTAAGCTCAATATCAATAGCAGCATTAATTGTGCGTTTGACACACCAATGATTGCCAGTGCCACGCTTGCCCTCATTAACAACATAATGTTCTATTAGGTTGCCCAGCACATGTGGCCATGCACTGTTGCGATCTTTTAATTCTTCACCGTATGTGAAACTGTCGCCTACTGTGTAAAGTGTTTTCATTATATCTATTATAACATAAGTTGAGTGGGCAGTCTATTTCTAAACTACCCACTCGGGACCGCGATTGGAGGAGAGAGGAGAGAGGGTCGCGGCCCAACCTGTCAAATTTTTGTTGCTGTCAAATTTTTGTTAGTGTTGATCGTAAAATATCACTTTGTTATATTGGTGTAATTTTATTACTCAGGAATATAAATATTTTTGAGGTGGACAGGGAGCATAGCATTTGCGTATCCCCCCTGCCCTATCATGATAGAGCCTCTGGAAGAAGAGAGAGAGGAGAGGTCTATCCATGAAATTGATCTCCAGTTATCTCTATACACCCATCTTCATGCAGGTTGTTTCCGCAAGTTTTTTCCAATTGCCTGATATTTTCTTTAGGTCGGCAAGTTTAAGTGCCATCCGTAAACTCATTTCACGGAACCTCTCGGGCTGGTCTTGCATATAATTAATTATCTCCTGTTCTTCGGACTTGCTAAAATTATATCCTTCAAACAGGTCTCCTTTGCGAGCAATTTGCTTGATGCGTAGCAATTTGTCACGCATTGTATCCAGTGTAAGATCCACATAGTGCGCACGACTCATCAGTGCATCCAAGTGATCTTGTAACCTTTTGCTCTTTACATTCTCAAATTTAATGTTGGTGATAAAGCAGGCACTGCCCTTAAACTCAAAGTTGTCAGGGATTCCTTCGTTGCGCAACTTGTTACTGTCCGCGTTCCAGAAGATCTTACGCTTCTTGCCGCTGTCCAGTGCTGCTTTTAATATGTTCAATGACAGATCATCCATTAGTACGCTGTCACAGTCATCAAACACCACCACGTTACCTTTGGCCGAAAATTCGTAAAGTTTGGCATATAATCCAAGTGCAGTCATTGCACCTTTTACAACTTCAAAGCGACGTTTTTGGTTTGCAATATCACCAAACATATTTTGCCGTTCTAGTGTGTTTACTACGCCATAACTTTTACCAACACCCGGAGGTCCAGTAACAATCATTGCACGAATATCACCTGCTTGCAAACTTGCAGTCATGGTGTTCAAGATCTCAAAACGTTCTTCAATTTCTTGTATTCGTGTTTCTTCATCAATTTGATCATTGGCATTTTTATTAGCAATGCCAATTATTTTGCACTCGATGCCACGCTTTGCTAGACGAGT